GGTCCGCGCCGACCCGTTCGACGCACGCGACTGGATCAGATGGGCGAACGGCAGCACGCCGTGGTTGTTGCGCACGTACTCCCAGCCCGGTGCCAGCGGCTCCATCGGCTGGGCCGGTGCCTCCTTGCGCACCCGCTTCGGGGTCGGCTCCCCGAACCCCTCGAACAACGCGTCCTGATTCATGACGGTCTCCTCTCGCGCCAACTGGCGTACTTCTCCGATGCCTTCGTGATGTTCGGGTTCTGGTCCGGCTTGAACCAGCCCGTCGCCTCCGGGTCCCACAGATCACCGAACGCCTCCCGGCCGAGCAGCCCGATGCGCTTCACCGTGCCGATCGACACCTCCGGGAAGTACTCGTGGATGCGCGTGTAGCTCAGCCCCTCGTCGCGCAGATCGAACAGCACCTTGATCTGGCTCGGTGACAGCACCAGCGTCGGACCGGCGTGACCACGCTCGATCATGTCGGCGTTGTTCTCCGCCACCGTGCCCAGCTCCAGATGTGACAGCCGGTAGCAGAGCCGGTTATCGCAGCGGTGCCGCACCACCATCCCCGCCGGGATCGGCCCGTTCACCGCCTCCCACACCCAGCGATGGGCGTAGTGCTTGCGGCGCTCCTGCTGATTGCGGTGCCCCACCAGCACGCCGTAACCCGACGAGTGCTGCGCCCCCTGCCACAGCCGACACGGGGTCGGCTGTGGCGTCGGGGCCGGGTAGTCCGCGAGTCTTCGTTCGACGAAGACCCGCGGACGTCCCCCCGGCATCAGATGACCCGGTCGGGGTCTGACGTGAGGTCGCGGCCGCTGATTGCCTCCAGTTCGGCAGCGCTGAGTCCGGTGTTCTTCATCAGTTCGGCGAGCGCCTCGCCCCTGGTGCGTGGCATCGGACCGGTCAGTTCCTCGATTTCGCTGATGGATGGGTATTCCATGATCAGGCGTCCGAGAACAAGGCGTCAGCCGAGATCGACACCTTCGCCTTGCGGAACCCGGCCGTGTACAACTTCGGGGCCTGATAGCCGCGCTTGGCGACACCCATCCCCGAATGGACGACGACGAGGCTGTCGCCCTCCTCCAGCTTCTGGCCCTTCACCGCTTCGGCGATGGCGTCACGCATCGACTGGCCTTCGCCCTTGGCGACGTCGAACTTGCCGCCCTTGGCGTAGATCGTCCGCAGCCCGTCATCCGACTCGTCGTCGCGCAACCCCGTCTGCAGCGTGATCACCACCTGCATCCGCGGCTTGCCGTCGGCCCACGTCAACAGCTCGCCCTCCATCGACGTCTGCTGGCGGACCTCGGCGTCCACGATCGTCCCCTCGATCGAATCACCGATCGCGGCGAACGGGAACGACTTCGCCCCCCCACTGGTGAGGAACGTGTTGATGTCGTCGTACTTGCTCATGAGTTGAGTTGCTCCTGTGTTGGTGGTTGATGGCCTCGCACGCCCTCATGGCGCGGAAGGCCCCTGTTCCATTCCTCGCGGGGATCGCCCACGGGGAACGGCAGGTCGAACGCCGCTTCGACGGCGACGATGAGATCGAGAATCTCCGAGACGGCGGCGATCGTGTAGCCGTCACGCAGAGGAGGGATGTTGGCGGGCCAGCGTCGCAACAGCAGCGCCCGCGCCTCGGGGATGGTGCCGATCCGGTTGATCCGCTCCTGGCACCAGTGCGCCATTGCGTGCGCCCACGCCTCATCCTCCGGTGACGGTTCCACCGGTTCCATCGGTAGCGCCACATCCACCGCCGACAGGATCGCCTCCTCATCCGAGACGGGCAGCTCGAACGGGGCGGCATAGTCGTCGCGCTTGCGCCACTTGCGCACCATCCGCACGATCTCGGCCCCTTCCCGCCCCACCGACAGGTCGGCCCACATCAGCTCGCAGGTCGCCGTCCCGACCGGGAGGTGGACCAGCACCGCCCAGCCGGTGTGCAGCGTCGGCGGGAACTCGCTCCGTTCGTTCGTCGTGACGTTGTAGAAGCAGCCGTCGCAGTAGATCGCCAGCTGGATAGTGAACCCCGGCAGCGTGTAGTCGAGGTTCTTGCCGGTCTTCAGGTCGCCGATGAACATCGTCCCCGGCGGCACCAGCGTCCCGTCCGGCAGGCGCAGCTCGCGCGTCGTCTCGTAGATCCGGTCCGTCGTCCCCGCCGCCCGCCAGCGGTCCGAGCAGACCTGCACCTCGATCCAGCGTGACTTCAACCCGGCGGCGTCGAGCATCATCAGGTAGGCGGCCAGGTCGGCAGCGAACGGTTCGGGGGCCACGAAGCCTTCCTCCGTCTCCAAGCGGTGCGACATGGCATGGAGGGCGGAACCGAGGTCGGCCGCCTCGTCACCACGGCCGAGCGAGATCGCTTTGTCGCGAAGCTCCTTGCGGCCCTCCTTGATGCCTTTCTTCGCCGCCACCGACGCAGCCAGCGCCTGTGACGTCGCCACTCCGTCCATCGCTCGGTCGATCCGCCACAGCACCAGGTTCGACTCGTCGTCCAGATCACTACCCCAGCCCGACGGTCGGGAGTAGCGGTCCCACTTCGATGGGTCATCGAGGCGTTTGACCATCGGCGCACCGTTAGCTCGACGGAAGTCCCGAGCCGGTGGCTCATCAACGAGATCACTGAGGTCCAGGGGTTCCATGACCGTTGCGTCCCTTCGCTGCGTTGACGATCCGCGACAGCGGCTTGCGCTGCTCGATCAGATCGGCGATGTTCTGGTTGAGGCCGAGCTTGTCGGAACGCGCCCGGGCGATGTCGGCGTCAATGGCGCGGAGAGCCTCGGCTGCTTCGGCGACGATGCGTTCTGCGGTGTCCATGGTTCCTTCATTCTGCGGGATGGGTGTGACAAGGATGCGAGGGATGGCTTCCAGCAGCGGGTGCACTGGAAGGTGGCGAACAGCGGGATCGGGTCCCACTTCGGGTTCGGGCATTCGCAGACGTAGCTCACGAGTTCACCAGCGCCGCGGTGATCGAGGTCTTCACGCCGAAACGACCGATCAGCAGCGCCTCGGCGCGGTTGTGGTCCTTCGCCCGGCCGAGGTACTCGGCCATGCCGGGGAACAACTCGATGGCCCGCATCCGCGACCGGCGCTTGCGTTCGGTCGTCGACATCTGGGCGGTGGACACCGTCGGCAATCCAGCCGAGCGCTGCCACTGGATGGCCGGTGCCCAGATCAGTGGGATACTGGCGATGTGCACGGCGGTGCGGATCGCACCGTTGCTGTCGCCCTGGCTGAAGGCGGCCTGGCTGCCGTTGGTCGGCATGGCGTGGGTGTGCTCCACGTACGCCTCGTTCGCCTCCCACAGCTTCAGCTGACGGAACACCGCCGCCCCGTCGACGCCGTGCACGCCGAGCGGCATGTCGATCACCGCGGCCGGTTCGCCGTCGACGAACAGGGCGATGGCTCCTGTCTTGCCGGGGTCGATGCCGACGATCCTCATCGCGTGACGATCCCGGTGTACGCCTCGATCGCCTCGCAGATGATCGAGTTGACGTTGGTGTGCCGATCGTGGGCGATGGCGGTCAGCTCTTCGCGGGCACGCCAGGCCACCCTCACCGGGATGGCGACACGCACCTCGTTCGGGTCGGTGATCTTGTCGTAGGGCATGGTGCTATCGTAGCAGCTGATGTGATATCACGCAAGCGGTTCTTGACCGGGCGTGAGACAATGCGCCCATGTCGAAGGGCTACGTCCCCGTCCGCCAGGATCCGCGCAAGATGCGCTACATCGAGTGGCTCACCACGCCGCCCACCCACCGGCAGCCCTCTACCGAAGTGGAGCTGGCCCGCGAGATCGACGTCTTTCCCAAGACGCTCTACAACTGGCGCCAGGAACGAGAATTCCGCGAGGCGTGGTCCGACGACACCGACCGCGTTGTCGGCGGTGAGGACCGTCGGCAACGCGTGATGGACGTCCTCTACGACGCCGCCGTCGATACCCGCAACCCGCGTCACGTTCAGGCTGCCAAGCTGTACCTCGACACCCTCGGCGCGATTTCCCCTCCGCGCGAGGGTGTCAACACCAAGGCGATCGGGATGCTCACCGACGACGAGATCGAGACGCTGCTGTCGCGCGCCGTGCTCGAACAGCACGACCGTCGGGACGAGATCGATGCCCAGCGCTAACACCGGGTTCCAGCCACGCAACACACCGGCCGAACGGCGCGCCTTCTTCGACCTCGAACGCCAGCTGCAGGAAATCCTCGACCGCCTCGCCGCCCACGACACCACCATCGCCGACCACGAGTCGCGCCTCGAAGTGCTCGAACCGTGAGCGTCGTCGAGGGGTATGCGCTGGAGGATCTGGTCCAAGAACGAGAATGGCGCAGGATCGCCCCCAACTGGGACGACTCGACGATCGACACCAAGATCGAAGCCTTCCGCTACTTCTGCTCCAAGTACTGGTGGATCCGCCACCCCGAGCGCGGCCGCATCCACTTCGAGCTGTTCGACTCACAGCTCGAATCGATCTACCTGTGGATGTCCGAGCGCTACTCGATCGCCCTCAAGGCCCGCCAGATCGGATTCTCCACCCTCGTCTCCACCTACTGCTTCTGGCTCACCTACTTCTACAGCGACCGTGCCATCGTCATGCTCTCCAAGACCGAGCGCGACGCCGTCAAGCTGCTGGAGAAAGCGAAGTACGGATCGCGATTCCTCCCCGACTGGATGAAGCACCGGGGGCCAGTCGTCCAGATCAACCAGACCCGGATGGCCATGAGCAACGAGTCGTATCTGGAATCGCTCCC